CCGGCCGGTTCCTGTTTGCTATATCCGTCATTCAATCGGCGGATATACGGAGCGGCGTTTGTAATGTAAACCGTGTCGCCAGGTTGTTTGTTATCTAGCGCTTGTTCGGCTTGAAGGATCGCCAATTGCGCGCTTTCTTCTTTCGTTGATCCGTGCGAACCAACTTCATACGCTGGCAAGAAAAGAAAAAGCGGCTGTTGGGTTGCAACCTGCCAATTTGAAAGCGCGGTTGATTCGTCAACCGGAGTTACAGTAACCAAATCCTTATGAATTACTCTAACAACGCTTTTAGTTAGCTCGCTAGCTGCAACCGGAACAGCCGCCTTATAGGCACGCATCCGTTTCGCTAAGTCTCTAAGGTCTGCCACGTTTTAAGTTCGCTGCATCCAATCGTCTAACGAAGAAGAACATACTCTCAGTTTGTTCTTCGTCAAGCTTGTTTAAAACGCAGTAGTTCTGTATAGCAGTCCAGGGTATAGACGCGGGCGGAGTACGTTCTGAATCTAGGTCAAAAAAGGCTTGCAAATAAAGTTGCAAACCTAGTTGCAGTTCTGGCGCGTTTGCAATTCTGTCCGGTATTTGATCGCCGAACCTATTTGCTTGTCTTATGATGTTATTTTCATGCTTGCCTAGTTCAAGCTGGTTAAACAGAACTGCGATTAGTTTTTTGCTTCTCCTTCGCGCGCTTCTTCCTTAAAGATTTCAATTGAACCGGCTTGGTCAACGATTGCGTCATAAAGACGCGGTAGCCGCTTGAACAAATCGATTGCGGCTTGTTGACTATAAGGAATGTCTTTGCCGTCGCGATCTTGTACGTTGCTCCAACCTTTCAGAACCGTTTTAATGAAAACGTCCCTGTAAAGCGATTCGGCTTTTTCGTTCCCAATCGCGTCCATATTTCGACGCCAAGGCTTCGTCGCTGAATCCAAGGCTTTAGCATAGCGAGCATTCGTCTTGCTAGTTGCAGCGATAATAAACGTCGGTACTGTACCGTCGTCGTTCGGTGCAAACTGAACAGGAACGCCGTCGATTTCTTTCGTCGGGCTTGTTTCGTATTGATCGAAAAGTGACATGTCGAAAACTCCAATAGGTTGAGCGGGGTTGCGAATTACAACCCCGCTACTCTATCGGCTTTATTGAGGCATTGCCACAGTCGGAAGGTACGGGAAAAAGTTATACATTAGCGTATAGCCTCCCGCGCTCTCTGCCGCTTGCGGTTCCAACGAAATCTTTACCGGTTGATCCTTCTCAACATTCGCGCGACCGCCGCCAAGGCCGATCAACGGAATATCAAAAATAAACCCGCTGTTCTCTGCGGCAAAGATCGCATTAAAAGCAACGTCGGCGTTCTGCCGTACCGCTCGCGCGGCTGCAATCGTTGTGAAGTAAACCTCAAACGATCCGCTTACAACGAAGTTGCCAATACTTGCGTCAATCGCGCCTAGAACTCCAACCGCTTTGTTCGGAGTAACGCCGTTATTAACACTGATATTGCCTTCAAGCAAATACGCGAACAAAGCCGAAGGCGTTGAAGTAGTCGCATCTTGAACATACAACTTTAAACGGTAAACGTCGGAAGTTGTGTTAAATGCGTCCGCACCCAACGCTGGAACGATGGTCAATCCGTCCGTCTTAACTTCGTCGCCACTTTCACCACTACGATAGCTGTTATCCGCAGCAACGTAACTAAAGTCAGCGTTAAGTTTGTCTTGACCAGGAATGTTAAAAGTCAGTTCGTTAGGAATCGCACCCTCAATATATTCAGCTTGAAAGTCTGTCGGGCCACTGCCTAAAGTACGCTCAAACTGATAAGAACGACGCTTGATAAGCGCCGGAAGCTTTTCATTGCGAAGCGCGTGGCCGAAGAAAATACGAATCGTCTTACCCGTTGACGTTTCAGTCGCGCCCAACGCCGTAGACAAAAAGGCTACGTCGTCAAACTGGATTTCACCAGCGGCAATAGACTTAATGCGCGCAAAGCCTTTGCTGTTTACAAAGCTATCGGCGTTAGAAGCAGCATCACCGCCAATGTAAATCCATTCGCCCACAATCAGACCAAGCGTTGCGAGCCGGTTACCGCTATCCGTAAGCGATAGCAAATTACCGGTTTTCGTAATGCCAGCAGTGCCGCTTGTGAACTGGTAACCAACAACTTCGACTTTAGCCGTTGCAGGTGGCGACGCTTCGTTAGTCAGACCAGGCGAAGCGGCAACAGTAATGTCGTTCGTGTCAGCCGAAACGACAACATGCAAAACGTTATTAGCCTCTACGCCAAACCCGGAAAACTTAGTAATAAAACCAGCGATGTTAAACGTGATTGCCGTTGCGCCAGTTGCGACCTTATCGTCAGCAGCCGTAACCGCGCCAAGAACGTTAGCGGCTGCGTTCATTGGCTGCGTTGTCGGCTTTTCGCGAATATCCGCGAACATAAAGCCTTGAAGCAAACGACGCAACGCAGGATCGTTAACCCAATCGTGACCAAAACCGCCGTTAGCATCCATGTCCGTAATGGTGCCTTTTTTGTTCTGGCGACTCGGCTCAATCGGCGAACGTGCAACGCTCGAAATCTCGCCACCGAAATCAGCGTAGCTGTTCGGCTCAAGACCGTACCAAACTGGCGAAACCGGCAATTCCTTTAAGCATTCTTCTTCGGCGAAAGCTAGGCCGGTAATGTTGCTATCGAGTTTGTTAATTGCGCAAACCATTTTAAAAACCTCTTGTTATTAGCCTACTTCGTCGTATTCGTATTCAGCGACCGCGTTAAGGCGGTAGAAATCAACTTCTTCTGGTATCGTGTTTATTCGTGCGTTTCGAAACCAAACTTTGCCGGGCGTTGTCTTGCCTCGAAATGCATTACGGGCAACTATGGCTAGCTGTTCTAACTTTTCGTAATCTTCTTCTTCTTTAGGTCCGAACAACTGAACGAAAATTAATCCCGAACTTGTGTAGCGTTTACGTCCAGGTTCCTCAACGCAATCCGAAAGCGTCGATTGTGTTTCTGAAACACTTTGCGCTGAAACGCGACACCAAAATTGATCGGACGCTGGTACTTCTTGTCGCTCGCGTCCCTGCCATCTAATCTCAGGTTCGTAAGTCGCAATCGCTGGCGCGTTCGCTTGCCAAGCCGCCTCAAACAGCGCAAACATTTGGTCGCGCGCTTCATTGTAAACAGCGGTCATTAGGCGACAAATTCGATAAGGTAAAGAATCTTCTGACCATTAGGCGACAACAAATCAATATTGCTTATTCTTAGTTTTTGATCGCCGCGCGTAACCGTGTCTTTAATTCTCGGCTGAAAATCAACCGCGCCCATGATTCCGGCAAGTTTGCTTGTGGGAACTTCGGTGCCTTTCAGATACGAAAGCAACTTGCGCCATTCGTTATCTTTAGCCGGAACAAAGCAAATCCAAACGCTATGTTGATCGTCGTCAACTTTAGTGCCTTTCCAACCTTGACCGCCGACCGTTGGACCGTCGATAACGGAATTCCAAACGACGTTTTGCCCGTACTTCTTTATTAGTCTTTGTGCGGTCGCAATCTGTCTTGCATAGCGGTTCGAGATTGGAACAACGTCAACAGACGTTTGTATTCGGCTTCCAACGCCAACAACTCTAGAAACCGTCGCTTGGATTACGCCGCTACTTGTAATCGTGCTCGGATCGTGACCGGACGCGGTAGAATCGGCGGACTGAAGCGTACCAGAACCTTTAACCGTTCGCTCACCTGTTCCAGCGACCGCAGCAGAGCTTGCAGCAAGCGCGCCGCTACTAGTAATCACTCCGTCGTTGACGACTGTCGCGGTACCGGCCAGCGTAGCCACCTGAGAGGCTACAGAGCCACTAGCCTTGATTTCCCGCTCACCCGTGCCTGCCACGCTGCTAGAGCTCGCGCTAAGCGCTCCAGACCCTGTAACCGTGTCACCGCCAGCGGGAATAACGTTGCCTGCGCCCGCGAGCGAACTTGCACCGCTCGCAATTGCGCCGCTGCTTTTAACCGTACGCTCACCGATACCAGCGACAACAGAAACTTGCGACGCAAGTTCAACAGTAGAACCGTTATCTTCTATCGCACGTTCCGCAGTTCCCACAATCGACGCGGCTTGCGCAGTCGGCGAGCCTGACGCTTTAACTTGCCGTTCAGCGACGCCTGCAACTGTAGAAGTTTGCGCGGCGAGTGTTCCGGTACTAGCGACAATGCCAGCACCAGAACCGGAAACGGTTGAAGGTTGCGAAACAACTGCGCCGGTTGCTTTAACTTGTCTTTCAGCAACGCCTGCGACAGTTGAAGCTTGCGACGTTAGCGCGCCGGTTGCAGTCCAAACTAGATCGCCGACACCGCTTACGGTTGAAGCTTGCGAGAAAAGATCGACAGTAGAACCAACGTCGATAATTTCATGTTCACCGCTACCCGCAACGCTAGAAGCTTGCGACGCTACTGCGCCAGTCGCCTTTACAACTCGTTCCGCTATACCGGCAACCGTTGACGCTTGCGCGGTTGGTGCTCCGGTTGCCGTTATGGCGGAAATAACAAAGACAGATTGCGCAGCAAACAAAATGCCGCTAGCTAAACCCGCTTTCTGATTTGCGAAACGAATTGCCATTTTAACTCACCGGAACGGCCGCACTAACAGGATTCGAAATGCTCGCGTGACGCATTATCAAAGTTCCGAATTGACCGGCTATTAAAACGCTGCCTGGAATTTGTACCGTAGCTTCTCCGCTCGCGTCAGTGTCAAACGTACCGGTGTAAACAGGACTGCCGGTAGTGTTAACAAGACTGTCATACCATTCAAAAGTTATACCGGTTAATTCAAGCGGTGTATTGTCTTCGTCTCTTAGTTCGTAACCAGCACCGTTACTCGCAGTAAGTAGAATCTTTAATTGACGAACGGCGGTACCGGCAACAATCGAAACTTGCGCAGAAATCGCGCCGGTTGCTTTTACAATTCGCTCCGCCGTGCCTGCGAGCGTTGAAGCTTGCGACGCTGGTGTACCGCTGCTAGTAACGGTTGAGGTAATTGTGTAATCACCCCCATCCCAAGACGCAGCACCTAACGTGCCTGCGCCGTTACCATAAACACCAGGACGACCAGCGGCAATAATTCGTTGATCGGTTCCGCCTGCATTATCGGTATCAGTTACGTTGACAAGATTTGGCAGTAACGATTGACTACCGTTAAGCCAAGCATTAAGCGTAACAGTTCCACCTGTGCCACTTACAGTTATTAACAAAACGTCGCCGTTAGCAACGCCGCTCAAACCCGACTGCGTTGCTTTAACTTCAGCGGTATTATTTACGAAGCGAACTAAATCAATATCAACTGTTGACGTTCCAACTTCTTTACATCTTACCGCGTAATAATCTTGCGCGTTACCGGTTTCACCGCTATTACGAACACAAGCGCCGATAATGTCATTAGTACCGACTCCGCTAAGGCCGGTAATAACAATCCACGAATATTGATCGGCGCTATACGTTCCAGCGGAACGGCGCATAGTTGAATCGGCAAGCGAATAAGCATTTGTAATACGCTTATTCGGGCTTACACCGAAGCAACGAAGTTGACCGCTAAAGTTATCGCAATCTTCCCAATTGGACGCGGGAAAATTATCATCTGTATAACTTTCGAAATCGTCAGAAGCAACAGAATTTAAAGCCATTTTCTATTTGCTCAACTTAGACGGAAGCCGTAAACCGGTCCATGCATATCGTTTATCTCAAAGGCAACTTCGGTGCCATCGGGATAATCGAAGACTCGGAAACGACTATAAAGACCGGGACTGTTGACAGCTGGCGGAGTTACCGAATTAGCGCCGTTTGTAAGATTGCTCCACACCCAAGTTCCGTCGCGCCAATCGGTTTCATCCGAAAGTTTCAATTGGAAAACATCATCTGTACCGTGATGATGTTGGATAAACGCTTTTCGCTTAGGCGAATATTCCCAACCGCTACGGCCGAACGAACTTGGACCGCTACCAGAAGTCGTCAGTTCTATTTCGTTGTCGTCCGGGTTGTTCGGATCAACAGCGTAAATGGTTCCATCTTCATGCAATACAACAAC